CAAAGCCGATGCCAAAGCCAAAGCCAAAGCCAAAGCCAAAGCCAAAGCCAAAGCCGATGCCAAAGCCAAAGCCAAAGCCGATGCCAAAGCCAAAGCCCGTGTGAAATCGGGGGGTACGATCATGAAACCAGAAATCAAAAAGTTATTCAATGATCTCGAAGCGGCCAGAACTAAAGCAAATGCGAGGAAGGCTTACCTGACGGGTTCCCGCAAACTACATCCAAATAAACCAGGTGGAAATGCCGCATTGTTCAGAAAATTAAAGAACATCTACAATATAAAAGTTCCACCCGTGGTGGCATCGTTGGAAAAATAAACATCTCACCTATAGTATATGAAGAACAAGACGAAGATTCGAACACTTTGGGTCTCGTTGATTTTACTCGTCGCTGTTGTTGGTTACATGTGGATGTATCCTCGAACGGTTGAAGTCGAGGTTCCCGTCGAGGTTCCCGTCGAGGTTCCACCAGTTCCACCACGCCCCCAGAGACGATTTCAACAGGAACGCGAGCCAGAGTTTAGGGGACCACCAATTAAGACATACAAACCTGGTCGTATGCAACAGATGGGTATCCTCGTCGGGGAAGGTGAGGAAACCCTCCCTCTATACGGTAAGGAGGTCCGTGGTCGCCGTGATCGCTACCACTATTACACGACTACGGGTGGTGAAAATTTGTACCCCATCCCTGTGAGCATAGATGGTCGTGATTGTGTGGACGACATTGGGTGCCAGGAGCTCTATGGAAATGAATCAGTCTCGGTGACTGGCAAGACTGGTTCATTTGAGGTTAAGATGTACCGAACGGATGATTTTTTCTAACAAAAATGGTTCTTGAGGGAATCGTATTCTCTCTTTTGGAAACCGGAACTCCCAGAAAACTTTGCCTTTAGATTTATTAATTCCCTAATTGTGTCGTCATCGAGGCTTTTGACAAAGTCCTTCTTAGCCTCGATGTCGTCTAACTGGTTGTGTTCCTTTTGAGCTTGGACGTAGGGCCACGTATGTTTCCGTAATGCCGCAACTTCAATTTGAAGTTGTATGATCTGTGGTAGGAGAACCTGTCGTACAAGTTCGTCAGTAGTCATGAACACACTTATATACATTTCCCTAAGTATTTTCTTAGATGTTAGTATATGCAGTACAAAGAACTAAAAGATAAGGCTAAAAAATTGGGACTTCGCGTCACTAAGGATGTTCGGGGGCGACGTGTGAAACTCACAGCAAGGGAACTTCGGGCCAAAATTTCCCTAAACTTCGAAAATAGTGTCAGAAATGCCCAAAGGGTCATTCGTCTCTGCCAAACGGTGGTTGCACCCGTTTCTATGACCGGGGTACCACCTCCTCCTCCACCCCCTCCACCTCCACCCAAGAAACCTGTCATTAACGCTACCCGCGCTAAACTCATGGCTGAACTGAAAAATAAATTAAAAAAGAGAGGAATGAATAAGTAATGGAGGACACTCTCGGATTGAAGAAAGTCAAAATCCTTTTAGAAACTTGCAATGGTGAAAATTTCAATGAATTGTATTTACAACTTTGTCGATACGAAAATGCAATGAGAGAGAATGGAGAACCAGAGGAATTCGTAAAGCAGTACCTCGGGGAGGAACTTTACGAACGCCTAGAGACGACACTTCAATTTTTTAAACAATTTGAAAAGTTTAAACGCTCATTATAATTAAACCAAACCTCTTAGACATGAACTTCTCAACACCCTCAAATGTGGGAAAACTCCACAGATACCAACGAGACCAGAAACCAGCCCCACCTATACCACTCAATTTCCAGTTCTCCTTGTCACTTGATGTGACATCGAGCATCATATTTTGAATTTTATCGGGTTCTCTCTCTGCTATTGTGCGCTTCGGTACCCGACCACCGTGGCGGAGCACATACGAACGCATACGTGAAGGATTCTTGTGTTTGGTGTAGTCTGAATATCCACTGGCACCAAAATCAACAGTCCTGCCGTCTTCTAGTATCGCCCTGAACTTCTTCTTACGATCGGGGCTACGAACAATCTTGACGCGCATACTTATATTTTACATAGATTTATTTGCACGCCATGCAGCCATACTTCTCCGTCTTGGGGAGGAAGAAGAGGTGCTCTGGTCCACGCTGCACGCGGTAGAGGTGGTCATACATGTGGAGGAGACCAACGACGATGGCGACGATGCCAACGACCCAGTTGTTCATCTTGCGGGTGGTCCACACGTAGAAAAGGGTCAAAACGATCAGTACGACCTGGACGAGAGTCACTTTGGGCATCTTGGGCATCTTGGGCATCTTGAAACGCTTCTCGACGGTTTCAACCTCGGGGGTGGGTTCGGGGGCTGGGTCCATGTATTCACGCTTGCCGTATCCGGGCATTTTTATTATATACGAAGAAAATAATGTGGCGAGCGATCGCTGTTCCGATCATTTTACTTTTTTATGACTATATGAAACCACCCATAGACCTTTTGTATTTTAGAAATCCGTGGCGCCCCATAGTTGGTATGCAAAACACCGTGAGAGATATATTTTATCCGATTCGCAATTATCCAGAAATTTTACTTCTGAAACTTCATTACAAAAAGATACGTGATGAATTTCGAAAAGTGTCACCAACACTCGAGAAGAAGTATTATCACGACTTGGACTCCTGGTTTGGAAGAAACATGAATTATTACTATTACAAAGTTGAAAATTTTCCGATACTATGTGATTTAATTAAACAGATTTCGTGTATCCATGACTTCACCGTGTGCGCAGCATTCGCAGTCATAGACGGTCCTATGACCATAGCTCCACATAGAGCCGAATCTAATGAACTCTTGAGATATCATCTCACTATACAAGGTGATGGTGATTGCACACTGTATACTGAAACTGGTCCCCACATTCACTTGGAGGGTGAAGATTTTCTCTTTGATCACTCCAGATATCATGAACTCACAAAGACTGGACCAAGCCGACGGGTTGTTCTCATCCTCGATGTTCATAGGTGATTACGACACACTGCTTCGTACATGTCACTTCCACCGATGAGTTCAAGCTCCTGATTTTTTACAATCCTTTTGGTGAAGGGTCCCGGCGTTCCATCTTTGCAATGCATACAGAGGGCGGACAACTTGGTGACCTCACATGCTATTGGGACACAGTCTAGAAGTTCCCCAAACTTATTTTGAAATGAATCTGCGTCGAGACCTGCTATGATTACACTTTTATTTACACACATGCAGCACTCCACAAACTTCTTGAGACGGGGGAAGAACTGAGCCTCATCGATGGCTATGATATCCGCGTTATTAAACTCCTCCTTGTTTATGAGTTCGAAAAGCTCATAGACTTTGAAACAATCAAACTTTACATTGTCGTGGGTCTTCAAAACTTCATCGGGGGAACGGGTATCTTTGGCTGAGTTGACAACCAAAATTTTCTTACCGATGATCTTTAAACGCTTAAGTCGTCTGATTAGTTCAGAAGTTTTACCCGAAAACATATTTCCCATAATTATCGAAAGCCCCATCCTATCTCACTAATATAATCTTGTATTTTTTATATGGGTGAAATGCATCGATGTCAATTTCTTAAATACAAGGGGTACTACAACCCCGTCACGGGACGTGTAAAGTTTGGGAATCACCTGTTCCCAGATATCCACACCGCTGTAAAATTTCTCAGTAAAAAGTACGATGCCTCTCTCAGACGCCGAAATCACCAAGAAGGTTGGGCAGTTGCGGAAAACCGAGGGCAAAATCTATGCACCCCTCAAGTACTTCAGGGGACTTGAGACCTTGGGGCAGGTCGAGACCCGCTACAAGAAGATGCTCAAGAGGGACTACAAAGATTTCAAGACAGACAGTGGGGTCAAGACCCGCACCTCCTCCTACACCCAGAAGTTTAGGAAAAAGTATGGACCAGAGGTCAAGTCTCTCCCAGAGATCTCGAAGGCCACTGGGATACCTCTAAAGACTGTGAAGACCATCTACAATAGGGGACTCGCTGCGTGGAGAACCGGGCATCGTCCGGGAGCCTCTCCACAAGCGTGGGGGTACGCGAGAGTGCATAGTTTCGCCACTAAGGGTAAGACGTATTACACAGCGGATAAAGATTTGAGATAAACCATTCATCTATTCTCTTCATCATGGAACGCTTATCTTCTTCTGTATATTTGGCACCCTTTTCCTGATTCGTATTGTCAATCAACCACTGAGAGTTCAGATAGTGCCAACAATATTTATTATCATCCGGTAAGTTCCATACACTACATGGAATGATTTCGTCTATCTGAACCTTATCATCATCCGTTTTTGGGCGACCGTATCTAACTTCAAAAAGGTTATGGAGATACATGTCCCACTCTTTTGGGGTCATACAAAGGTCTTCCACTGAATGTGTAGTCTTTACACCTTGCAACGCTTTATACCGCCGTCCGCGCCTTAAACTAATATTATACCCACATGGGTCACATATATTGCATTTAGAGCGCTCACGACCGTGCTCGCAGATTGACCCCCCACCGCAATCCTTGCACACAGAGCGCTGACGACCGTGCTCGC